GAAAAGGCCTAATTGCGTCGTGTATCTATAAAGCGTGTAAAGTGAAAAATGTGCCAAGAAGTCATAAGGAAATTGCCGAAATATTTGGGGTTAAAATTACAATTATGACTAAAGGGTGTAAAAAATTTGATGAAATTATGAATTTAAATAAAGATAACACCAAGTCCAGTAATTTAAATGGGTCGTGTTCTCTCGATTACATCCAACGTTTTTGTAGCAAACTAAATATTGGACCAAACGTCCTTGATATTTGTAGGCACGTATGTTTAAAAGCAGAGGAACACGATTTAGTTAGTGAAAATACACCCCCTTCAATTGCGTCTGGTAGTATTTATATGGTATGTACTATGCTGGATGTCACTATATCAAAAAAAGATATTTCAACGATTTGTGGAATATCGGAGGTCACTATAAGCAAATGTTATAAAAAATTGCTTCAATATCACGTCCATTTACTACCACAACATATTTTAGATAAATTATATAAAACGGAATAATATTTTTTTATTTTTTTTTTGATTACTATATACATAATGGTTAAAATTGGGAAATATCACTATGAATTATCAACTAATAAAAACAAAAAATTAATGACTATAGTAGATGGGAAAGTTATTCACTTTGGTCAAAAAGGGTATGAACACTTTTTTGATAAAACGCGCTTAACCGACATAAAACTGAATCATATGGATAAAAAACGACAAACAAATTATTTAAAACGAAGTAAAGGTATCACAAATAAAAACGGGGAATTAACCTATAAAAACCCTAACTCTTCTAACTACCACGCAATACGAATTTTGTGGTGATGATTACTTTTAACCTCGTCTGGATTGGATCAGCGGAAAATATACACCATTAACTTTAATTTAATTTAATTTATCAATCTATTTTATGAAATATCGCCAATTTCCTAAAAATTATGAAATGGTTCATTTACAACAAATTAATACAGATGAGCCATATTATAACATCTATAAATTTGAAGCGCTTAATAAACACAAATATGAGAATTTTACATTAAAGGCATTGGTATTTAAGGCAACTAATTTCAAAGAAACTATTTTTAATAAATACAAGGAGGCATTTAATATGATGGGCTATGTTCCCGATGATTTTATTCTTAGTCCAGATGAGTATTTTTTATCGAGTGATTTATACGATACAAAGCGCAAAAATAAAATGCTAATCACCTTTTACGAAACCAAAACTTTAAAAGAATATATCAGTGAAATTAAGAAATTTAATAATACGAATAGGGTCAATAATACACAAGTGGCTAAAAACTTAAATAGTGTTAAAGAATTATGTATCGCCGAACTTAAAACCCTTCATGCGAATGGGTTTTGTTTACCAAAAATAAATATGACTTCATTCGCAGGAAATTATAATCTTTCAATAGTCTATTTGCAAAATATAGAAACTATTAAATTATGCGATTCTGATAAACACCGAGAAAGTAATTTAAAAAAACTTGCTAATTTATTTTAAATTATTAGAAAATAAAATATTGTATTACACTATATGACGAAATTCCTAGAATCCCCTCGCGAACTAACCCCTAAAGAAGTCGCAATGTATGAGAAAGCGCAACAGAAATGGCTTCCAACTATTATTCAATCGTTTCAGACACCTATTCACGAAATGATGGTAAGTCCCGTTAAATATAGTATATTGAGGTCATTATTATTAACCGTTTTAATTCTACTTGGGGCAAATGTATACTTATATTTTGAAGGGATTAAACGAACACGTACATTTATTACATATAATATTATTGCGTTTGTAGTGATGGTGGTTATTCTTACCAGTCTCAAATATTTTTCAGTTGTTAAAAACAATCAAAATTTAATGTTGGTCGCTAGTTTGCTTCCAACAGACCAAATACCAACCAAATATGATTACGAGTCGTCTTCAGTGGTCCAATCTAAATTAATGCGAGCATCTATGTCTCGTATGGGAAGTGGTGGATTGACTGGTGGATTAGTTGGAGGTGTCGTTGGGGGTAGTATGGGACGTCGTCGATAAAGACTTAACGCTCGCTCATTACTTTATTTAGTTCAATAATAAAAATCGGCATCAAATAAATAGTTGAATTAAAATTTACTAAACTCCCAAGAAATATTAAAGATGTAATTATTGAGGTTAGTTTAGTCATTTTTGTTTTAAATTTTTCCTCTATAAAGCCTCTTAATAGATAATATAAAGCAATTGGCCAGGATATATCTCTTCCAAATTTACAAATCATTCCTCGTGGCTTATTAAACGTGTCTACTGGATGATGGAAATAATTATTTGACATATACGTTAATGGGTGGGCAAAGTTATATTTGGTTTTGAAATAATTTAGAATATATATAATGTAAGAGGCCTCTAAAATAGATACGAATAAAATAGACATATTATAATAATAACACATATATTATATGTTAGTTTACATATTATCCAGAATATATTTTAATTAAAATATTATATATATATATAATGCATCAAACTTTATCTTACGCTAAAATTAAGAAACTTATCAGAAATAGACAATCCAGTAAAAGAAAACCTCTCCAACCACAACCAAGACAACCAAGACAACCAAGACAACCAAGACAACCCTTACCCAAAAGGGCACCACCCCCCAGGGAACAAGGTGTTCCTGGTCCAATTAAAACGATGAAAATCAATAATACTAATCTGCTAAGTACAGAGCAAATGATCAATAGTCAACAAAGAGCTAGACGAAGACAACTCGCAAGACAAGCACCAAAAATCCCAAAAACCCAAACATATACTTCTGCTGCTAAAAAAAGGCGACCGAAAACACAGAAACAACGGAACAAACTGCGGGATATGCGGGTTAGAACAGGCCTAAATAAGTCTTGGCGTTCCAAAGCTTTTTCTGGTAGAGAAAAACCACACCATACAAAAACACCAACACGACTCGAGCAAGTTTTAAAGGGTGAATTACCTAAGTAATATATTATGGATGACTTAATATTTTGTTATAATAAAAAGTATTGGAATTAATTAATTGTGTATCGAGTCATACTATGGATACAAATAAAACTATTATTGAAGCAACTAATTTATGGTTTACAAATGAACCAGAATGTAGTAAACTTTATGGACACATTACATTTTGGACACCATTAACATAAGCACTATAAATTATATGTGTTATAATACCTCGCTTTTGATAAACAATTGCTTTGGAATATCAATAATGTTAAAAATATGTCTTGGATATTTTATAAATATGATACCGATGGTCCACCGGAATGGTATAAATAATTATTTATGCGTAAGTTCCATTGCTTTAACTCCGTGGTATAATAATGTAAATATCGCCAAAACCCCAATAATTGGATATACCATAGCATTCACTTTTTTTTTATAAACCGCCATATAAATTAATAAGGGGACAATGAACAGAATATGCGAAGCGTATATTATAATGTTATTAAATTTAACATCAGACGATAGGGCAAACTGTTTTGGCGAATGTGGCGGTGGTTTAAACATGCCAGTCACTGACCTATCGCCTCGTTTTAATGGCAATATTCTACAATCATAATAGTAATCATACCAAGCCATCGCAACATACGAAATTACAAATATTAGAAATAGTATGGAGTATAATGCCAGCGTGCTTTTAATTACAGGTTTATATAAAAAAAGTCCCATTATTAGTAGCGAAAATATAATACATTTTATATTTAATGCGAACGGTTTGCCAAATAATCCACCAGACATTATATAATAAACTTTTAGAAAAAGTTTGGCAAAAATAAGATTAACTTAACTTTTAGAAAAAGTATGCTTGGCTTAGTTTAATATATTCATTATTTTTATATGAAGTATTTGTTTTTGCTTTCACTTATCGCAATTATTTTATTAATTACCATATTCTTATTCTTATTTTTAAAAAAAGAACAATTCCAGGACGCTATTAACTATGAAGATGATGTAACTATTAAAGGAAACGTTCAATGTGATAAAAATGTAAATGTCAATGGGAAATTAAACATTAATAAATTAAATATCGGCGACGTCCAACTTGATAAAACTAAATTAAACGAATTAATTGAATTGCCACTTGTAAATCTCACAAATATTTGTTTAACCGATGGTCAAACCGACCAAGGAGTGTGTTTTAGTAAAGAGGACATAATTGCTATGAAAAGTCTGGTTAAAGATCGCCGAGAGAACGATGAAATATATTATAGGTGGCAAATATAATAAATACGCACATTTTTTAATATTTTAGTAATTTAATGAAATATACAGTAACTATTGTTACAATACTACTAATTATTCTATTTATTTTTTTCAATTATGTGAAGGAACCCTTTATTCTATTATCGTATAAAGGCGGGGGTCATTTTGAGGAAAATGTAGTTGCTAATAAAAATGTAACGGTTAATCAGACCATATCAACTAAAGAATTGTGTCCGATGAATTCAACTAATTGCGCCAATAATAAAAATTTCGCATTTGTTAAAGACAATATGCCCAAGATTTACAAAGACCGTGTATGTATAGGAGACGAATGTATTACCTATGAAGATTTAAACTATTTTAAAAACTTGCAAATTAATAAAACCAAATACATTAAATTCAAGGTCGTTTCGTCTGGAACCGTGAATGGAGTTCGCTCGGGATTATCTGAATTTTATATTAACGATAAAAAAATAAATAATTTGCCAATTGGACGTGGGTTGAATATAATGATAGTTGATTTAAATGGAAATGTAGCCAATTTCCAATCATTTGATACCCATTTGTCATATGAATTTACTAAAGTCTTTATAAAATATGTAGTAGATTGGATACCCGATAAGTATTATGTATTGGTTAGTTGTTATGATGAATGTAGTTATAGAGCAATCCCACGCATTAATATTTACGAACACGTCCACTCAAAGGGTTGGAAAAAAACATATCATCTAAATTCCGATGGCAGTGATACTAAACTCCATTCTACTTGGAGTGATTCGCAAAATACCTACGGCCAAGGAAGTGCCCGGATTCCCAATGATTCAATTACTAGTGTTGATGTATCTCCTGGAATAACGGCGGTATTATACGAACACGATGAAAGTGGTAAACCAGTTACATTGAATGGTCCCATTGTTAATTATCAACTACAAAACAATGCTTTTAACGACATGACATCCTCTATTATTATAAAAAAAACAGACCCTAATATGATCGTATCGCCATTTGAAGCACTGAAAAAATGTGGTGGAACTGGTATGGTCGCCCCCAATTACCGAGGATCCTTCATATTTATTGGGGTTAAAAACGCCGATATAGGCACGGCGTATGAGGGTGTCAAAAATAGCAATGGCTCGAATGACACTAAAATCAGTTTCACCAAAAGTATAAAAAATGATAAACTTCTTTACAATATATTAAATAAATGAAAATAATAAATTAAAATAATCATTTCTTGGGTTTAACCGACTTAAATTTAGTTTTAGACCTAACCCTTGTAGTTTTAAACCGCTTAGGGTACATTGTTAATAGCGGAACCCTATAAAAGATGGCATGATGAAGAAACCCAAGAAAATAAATTAGTAAAATTGTTAGAAGAAAACAATTTTAATATTATAAAAAACGATGAAATGAAATTTATGTTTATTGAATGTAGAAAATAAGACTTGATTTTATTGAATGCTTATTTATCATAAACCAAGTATACCATGCTTAATTTTTCCCGAAGAAATCTCTCAAATACATGGATACGATTCAAGAAAATATAGTTATTATCTAATTTATCATATTTTTTTAATTCATTACCCAGATAATTGACCCCCATTTCCTCTGCGGTTGAAATATGAAGCAATTTGCAGTTTGAAATGACATCCATAAAAGAAGGAATAATATAGTTTGCGATTTCTTTATTATTTAGCATATATTTTTTAAAAGTTAAAGTATTATTCAAATCAAGGTGTCCAGCATCCGGATCACTTGAAGGGTGGAACATAAGTGTTTGGAATATCAATTTACCATTCGTATTCAAATATGGTTTATAGCCATCAATAACATCTTTATACCCACTTTTACACAAATGGGTTCCAACTATAATCGTATCAAATTGACGATCCTCTAGTGTGTCAATGGTTTCAATCGCATAGTCTTTAATCCGCTCCATAAACACAGTATTAGTTGAATAGATATAAAATTTTATGTGGTTATTATTGGTAATTAAATTCATTAATTCGCTTGGGAGCATAAGACCGGGAATTATCAATACCTCTTTATCCGTTTCATTTAATCCATCCGCAATATTAAATTCGGGTTCATAGGTGAGATTAATATAAGATTCGTATAGAGCGTCTAAATTAATAGTGTAATTATTTTGAGTTCCTGGAAAACATACTTTAAAATTAAAAAATTTATTAAAATAATTATAGCAATTCATTCTATCCATGAACGCACATATATATGTACCGATTAAATTAAAATAGTGAAGAGCTGTTGGCGAAAACATAATTCCGAGTGTCTAATATGGTAGTTAAAAGTAAAATAGGTTTAAATAAATATTTACTTTTTATTTTTCTTAGATTTCTTCAATTAACCGATTACCCCCTTCACGCACTTTAAGTTTGTATAATTAATTTATACAATAATATTAATGGTTAAATATTTAACTTTAAATAATTGGTTAAAACTATTCGATACAACAATAATTACAAAAAGGGACTTCGTAACGAATTATGTTGTAAAAACTAATAGTAAAGTGGTAACATTAAAAGAAGTTATTAAAAAAAAAAAATTGACTAATACCGAAATCGAATTATTATATTTTGTATTTGTTAAAAATAAAATAACCTATCTAACTAATTTTTATAATAAATCCTTAAAAATCAATGATGATTTACACTTTAAAAATATAAATTTATCACTAAATAATTCACATAACCCGCAATATAAAAACATTATTAGAAATGTTTATTTTAAAGAATTATTATTAGAAACCAAAACAGATATTAGTAATGTTCGTCCATTTCTTGAAGTAATATATGATTTATTTAATAATAATATAATAGATTATAAATTATTAACTCCATCGGCTATAGAATTATTTAAAAAAAATAGTTTTGGTTCAGTGTTATCTGGATTTTATTTCCGATCATCAATATTAAATCCTGTAGTTATTTATACGTTATCAAAAAAACATTTGAAAGGTAAAAAGTTATTTACACCTACATTAGGATGGTCTTCTTATATGTATGGGTTTTTTAATAATGATAATGTTGATGAATATGTTGGAACGGATGTAATAAAAAGCGTATGCAATAATACTAAAAATATAGCAACCAAATTATTTCCTAATAAAAAAATAGATATCTATTGTTCGCCATCCGAATTATTACTAAAAAATAATAATTTTACAAAAAAATATAAAAATTATTTTGATATAATATTTTTTTCCCCACCTTATTATAGATTAGAACTGTATCCGGGTTCTAAACAAAGCACTAATATGTATAAAACATATGAAGAATGGTTAGAAAAATATTGGGAAAATACAATAATACTATGTAATTATGTATTAAAAAAAAATGGTAAAATGGCTTATATTATTTCGGGATATGATAAAATTACATCCTTTAACAAAGATATGAATAAAAT